TCTCCGGCTGCAAAGAACTCAATGTCAATAAGGTCAGCACAGTCCGCATCTATTATCATGTTGATGAAATCCAAATATTCTTGGTGAGTCAGAGACGCTTCTCCGCCTTCGTTTTCGGTGCGGAACGTCACTAACAAAAGCTTGTCCTTTAATGCCACACGAAGTTTTTGCAAGCAAGACACCACAGAACGTGCATCAATGCATTGCTCAAACCAATCAACACGCCACTCCACACAGTCAATACGAAGCCTTGAAAACTCAAATGCGCGTTCTAAAATCTTTGACTCGGTTTTTTCAACGATTGGAATTATGACCTTGGGTCTACCTTCGCCAATATGACAGCCACGAACAACAATAGACATGATATCACTCCTTGGAATAATAATATCAATGTCCATTCGTATTGTCAACTAATTCAATATCGCTCGGTTCAACATAACCCGATACATTTACTGAAATTGGATACTTGCCAATGCGGCTCCCAAGGTTTGTCACTCGATAGCGACCATTGACTAGTTTTCCATCATAGATAAACCATTCTCCCCGGCGGCGCATACCGCAGTGAGTCTGGCTGTTTGAAAATAATACTCCGTCTAATTTAATTTTGTCTCCTGCACGAAATGTATTCTGGTTGCCTGCCATCAAAACGAACTCCATGTTGCCATTCCGCAGATGCCGTCAGCCGCCAATCCATGTGCTTTCTGCCATTCTACCAGCTTAGCTTTTGTGCCAGCGCCAAAGATGCCATCTACCTTCAAACCTAAATGCCGTTGCAATACAGTCACAGCATAAGACACGCCGCCAGTGCAGTCCTTAGAGCCCTGACGAATCGTGGGCATGATTTTACTCACGACCTGATATGCAGTACCACTTTTACTGACCCAACGGCTATGAGTCTCACGCACATCAACATGAACAAAGCCACCCGTCACCTGTGCTCGACTATAATAGCCAATACCGCCATGCTTCTGGAAGTAGGGGAGTGAGGCTACGTATAGCGCAATACGAATTGGGTCAACACCGTTGATGTGAATATCCGCTGCTGTGCCCAGACAATGCTGACTACGAGAACTGCCACCGATTGAAATGTTATATGCAGGAGTACGGTAGGCAGAGCTGATTAGAACCGGCTTGCCGAAATGGTCACGAATCTGCTGCAGAGTCTCTACTAGTTCAGTTGCGACCTTGAACTCGTCGCTCCGGTCATTGCAAGCAAATTCATAGGCACAGAAGTTCTTGGACAGCTTCTTGTTCCAGTCCTTCTTCATAGAATATGTAATAATGCTCATAGAGCCACACCTTCAATCCTTCTTGAGTTCTGCATTGATCTTCTCGTTCTGGATATCCATTTCCTTAACGGCGGCCTCAATCATCATCTCGATAGTAGGAGTGACCTTAATATGCATCTTCTCCAATGCGGCAATAACATACTTCTTCTTGTCAGCTTTCTTGATTGCGCCGGTGACGCCCAACTTCTCAGCGGCACGCACAGCCATCTGGACGATCTTGTACATACCGATCTGCTTCAGGTAGGGGATGCCATAGGTCATAAATGCAGTGCCAGCAACAGTGATAACCAGCTTCACAATAACAGAGACGATCTCATTAACAATACTTGCCATAGTAATACCTCCTGTTTTTTGAATAAAAAATAAAGCCCGGCACACACGTACCGAGCTATGTATTAAATGTCTTTTAGATTTTGTCCGTCAATCAGGTAACTTTCAAGAGCAGCCTTAGCTTCCTTCATGGGGTCGATAGCATTACCATCAATACCGTGACTAAGCAGAGCCAGCAGAGCTTTCATCATCACATTGATACCATGTTCACTCTTATTTACACGCTGTTCCACGCCAGCGATTTTTCGTCCATGGTCTTCAACTACGATATCTTGTTCCTTCTGGTGCTCTTCAATAGACAAAAGCTTGGAGCGATATAAATCTAAAACCTCTTTATCATTCTTGAGCTTACGGTCGATATCTTCCAAACGCTTGTCGTGTTCAATCAACTTCAGGTTCTGTTTCGTGTCGGGCTCTTTTGCCTTCTTGATTGCATTTACAATAACGACAACAGCAGCTGAAATAGCCGTAATGCCACCAGCAATACTTAGAATCATTTGCCAAAGCTGTTCTATTGTAAAGCTGATAACACCCGGAGCATGAGTTGGTGCGGCAGTTAACAAACCAATCATTTCATCACCTCGATTCTGTATTGACAAAAATTTCACACTATGATAAAATAGGTATGTCAAAAATTCATCGAGCGAATTTGTGACATCCTATCTTTGTATAGGTGTGGCGGGAGAGCTCTGGGTGTAACAGCCCGGAGCTCTTTCTGTTTTTATATATACTTTTAGTTTGTTTACTGCTTCGGCTTACATACCTTACTCCAGTGATAGTGTGGCTTGTCCTCGTGAAACATGATATAGCGCATCCAGTCATCTACATAAATGCACAACAAGGCAAGGAAAAACCATAGCACAGTAAATGGCAGGCAGATTTGACCAAGCAGATTGAATGGTAGGGAAGAGTAGTCCCAGATGTGTAAACCCATCATCAGATTCAATGGAATGCCGACAACAAGCTCCATACCAGTCACAAATAACGCACCGACAAAACCCTGTTCCCACATGGGCATTTCCCACGGAATATAATTGTTCAACCCACCAATGACCACAAAGCAAATGCCGCCTACTACAGCCATAGTCCAGTGTGAGTGACCACGCCATAAAATCTCGATGCAATAATAAAGCGCTCCTCCTATCAAAAAGAGAAGCGCACATTTCAATAATTCTTTATACTTCTTTACGATTTTGCTCATTCAGCGGCCTCCTTCTGCCCGGCGGTCTCAAGATATTGCTTCAGAACAGGGTCGTAGTTGATTTCAATTGCGTTCAGCTCTTCCATTGTAGTACAAGCCTTGATAGCAATTTCTAATTCCTGCTGACGCGATACAAAGGGTTTTACATATGTACCGATTGCCAATGCAAGTGCAGCCAGTTCTTCATAAGTCCATTCTACACATTCGTCGCCGGTTGAGTTCCATGTCAGCTTGAACGGTTGCCCGGCGGATGCAGAAATTTGATACAGCGCCAAATTCGAAGTCAACAATGCCTGTTTTTCACTGGTAACACTGTAGTACTTTCCATCGGACCATTGAAGCGGATGCGAGGCTAGATATGCGGAGAGAGCAGTCTTAGACTCAGAAATTTTATTGTTTTTGATTGGTTCCAAACTTTGTTCTTCACTTGGAACAGTTCCGTCCGATACGACTTCGTAGCAATCTTCTTGTTCCTTAACAGTCCACAATTCTTCACCCGGTTTTGCTGCGGCATTGTGATTACTCAGTTCTTCAACCATTGATGAATACAACTCACACTCTTCTGTCGTAATTATTGGTTTAGATATCTGATATCCAATTTTTATTTTTTGATTCAATTGTATTCACCTCATTTCCATCGACCAATTGCAATATAAGAGTTTTCATATCCACTCCATTCAACACCAACTGTAAAACCAGTAGTCGTTCTATTATTTATGTTCAACCAACAATAGCCGCCACTAAAGGCTATAGCATAATTTATATCAGCAAACGGAAGTAAGAAAGTTCTGTTTCGAGTGCTTTTCATTGTAAACCAGCAAATCTGTACTCCGTTACCAAAACGAACTGCACCAAAATAACCATCGGTAGTAACCTTTGTTTGGAAATCGACAGTACCATTTCCCGCCGTCGTGGCATAATTCACATTGAAATTGCTCGGATTGTATACATACATATCACCAGAGTCATTGCCGCCCCATAGCCATGTGGGTTGACCTTTCTGACCAGACCAGTGGAACTTCATATATTTATCATCATTATTCAAACACTGGGCATTTGTAGCCAATCCCGCACTCGTAGCATAATTCACACTTTTATTTTTGTCCGCAGTATTATCTACGTTACCAAGCCCAACCTCAGCCTTGGTGTAGCTTGGTTTTGTAGCTGCTTTAGCCCATGCATATACATCACTTGCAGGCATAGAACTTGGAAAATCCGTTATTTGAGACTTTGTATGCTTATGTGAAGTAGGTGCTTTACCATCAACTAATGCTTTCAAAGCTTTACCCTGTGCCGCACTAAGGCTCTGATCTGTACTATCACTTGTCAAATTATTCTGGATTCCGCGCCATGTGTTTGTATCAGTAAACTTAGCATCCGCTGGGACACTCTTGGCGATTGTGTACCCGATTGCAACGGGCTTACCACCAGAGAAGTAGACGGGTTGATTATTGGAGCCAGCATTAGAGGAAAGCTTTGTAGCTGTTGTAGCGTTTGTTGCATTCGTTGCGTTCGTGGCATTTGTAGCGTTCGTGGCATTGCCCGCCCTATTAGCGTAATTAACAGACTGACTGCCGATAGTAGCACTTGTAATGATAGTACCGGCTTGAGCGGGGAGATAGACTTGAGAAGTTTCGTTTTTGCCAGCATTGTATTTCGCGTCAGTTGAATAATTGAATATTAAACTCTCATCTCCGCCAAGGTTACCCATAGTCCAGTAACCGTTTTTTGTCGCCATAGCAGCAACGGCACCATAAGAACTATCACCCGCATAGCTACTCTTTATTGCAGCGCGGTCCCTATCACCAATCCAAGACCCGCCAGTGGATTTCGTAATTTGACCACTCATCGTGCCACCGATAAGAGGTAGATAATTTCCCAATCCAATCCAACTCTTCAGAACGTCCTTAGACACATCTTTGATTTTTGTGCCATTGTCTGCATAACCTGCAACATAACCTAAATTTTCTGCAGTCAGGCCAGCGCCAGCGAAACCGATCTTAATAGTTTTGTTAGCGTCGTTGTAGTCTTTTACACCGTTGGAGGTTGTCGCGCTATCGGCAGTTCCTGCGGTTGCTGGCTTGTCATCTGTAAAAGCAACGGTTTTCCATGGAGACCAATTCGCATCTGAAGTGTCTCGTTTATTCCGGTAATACAGTCGTTCAACTGCGCCAGAAGTGCCACTCCATCCAGCTACAATTTGTCCAGAACCAGAACCGTGCACAGTAATGACGTTGCCGTAAGTTGTTGGATAGCCATTATTATAGACCTTATTAACCGTCAATCCGGCAGCAGGAGAGGTGGTTCCTGACAATGCAGTCTGATTATCACCCATAGTAAGTTTTCCAGCGCTGTCTGCAGTTGTTGCTTTTGTAGCCGTACTAGCACTTCCTGCGCTCGTAGCATACTTAACAGATTTATTTGCATCAGCGGTGTTATCTACATTACCGAGTCCGATATTGCCTTTCGTGACGTTGACTGTTTTTGCAGCACTACCATCGTAAATAGCGGCAGTTGTGCCGTTTGTTTGAATCGTCAGAGCGGTCGGATTTTTAAGCGAAGCAGGAAAGTCGGTGATCTGTGATTTGGTATGTGTGTGGGATTTTGCAGAATACACGGCATCGGCTTTGCTCTTAATATAGCTCCACAATGCACTTACAGGACGGCGATGGTATGTTGTTGTAGTTGTCCCGCCACCGGCGTACTGCGATATATAAAAATCATTATCGGACGGCGTAGAGGAGCTGGCCGTAAGTTGAGTGTTGATCATTCCGTTTAGGTTGAGCCACGATTGAAGAACCACTCTATCGACGTCTTTTATTACTATTTGGTTACCATCTTTTGCATAACCAGCAATGTGCGTTAATTTGTCTTTTGTCAAACCAGCGCCATAATATCCGACTTTAATTGTAGAGCCATTTGAATCACCATAATCTACAACGCCGGTAGAACTACCATTAAACTTTTTTGCGGTCACCTGAGCGGGGAATTGTACGTTTTGATTTGCGTCCCAATTATAAATATGGTCTTTTTCCATCATACTGTTAGGTACACCCCATGCGCTTGGTCCGTACATACGAATATCCATTACGCTAACAGAACCTTTGCCATCTGCTTTATTCTTGAACGTAAAGCGATAAGCATAAGCATTGCTTGTTTGCGTTGAGCCGCCGCCAAAAGTTCCACCACTAAATCTAATTTCATTTGGACCACTCCAACCAGAAATTGGAACGTCTGTGCGAACGTCTGTAAAAGTTTCCTTGGCACCAATAGTAGAACGCGAAATATTCACAGTTGCTGATGTACCAGCAACAGATACCCAAAGATAAAGCATATTTACAGACGCATATCTGTCAACCGGTGTGACCGTAACTCTAAGCTGATCTTTTGTTGTACACTCGTCTGCTTTTGTATGCTTGCCAGTATAAAATGAAGCAGCAGAACCCATCCGCATTGCAAATAGTGATGCTTTTTGAGCGTCGTTGGCACCATAATCAACCCATGTTGTACCACCATCAACAGAATATTCAACCTTAACGCCAGATGCCGGTAAAAATGCAAGACGGTTTGCACGTAAAACATCGATGTGAGCAGATTCAATAGGACCAGCATAACCGGAATAGTTCACATTGCCGCCATAAATTTCCGAAGTTGGATGGGCATGATCTGCGATAGCAAACTGGTTTTTATTGACAGCCCTCAGCTCATATCCATTCCAGCCTGCAAGCCAACTGTAATCTCCATAATTCATACCGTCTTTTGAGTAGGCAAATGTAGTAGGTTTATTACTTCCAATATCATTCACATTTTTATGCGTATGATCTGTATTGCTTTTCCCGGCGAGTTTGGTATTCATCTCGGCCTCGGTATAATACCTGTCGTCATGGGCGTGTCCACTCGCCGCGTAACTACCCTTTGGCTGATATACTCCATCTGCTTTACCTTTGATGTAGCTCCATATCGTAGAAAACTTTACGCGACCAAAACTGTTTCCTCCTCCTGTATCTTGCCGCATAAAATAGGTGTCATCAGTAGGAGTGGCAGTCCAGACAGAGAGCTTTGAAAGCAGTCCATTTGCTCCAGCTTCGTTATTGTTCACCTTGCTGTTCAGCTTACCATCCATCTCGGATTCCGTATAATACCTATCATCGTGGCTGTGGCTCTTCGGAGCGAACTTTTCTTTCAGCTTGCCCCACAGATACTGTAAACCAGCATAATCTAAATATCCCATAATCGACCTCCTGTCTCAGTAAAAACTGAAATCAGCTTGCCAAAACAGTGTCGATTTCAGTATTTGTGATCTTTGTAATAGTAAAAATTTCTCCCAGTGCGTCCCATGCAGAACCGTTCCATGCATAGTTCATTCCATTGCCAACGTCATACACATCACCAATGGTCTGACCACTCGTGGGTAGCTTGTCCGTAGAAGCAACGGAACCCTTGTAACGATACATTGCCGTGATATCGCTCTTCAGGGCATAGGTGCTTGCCGCGCCAAATCCATCCAGCTTTTGTTTATCGGCAGTACTCATCAATCCATGAGCACTCTGTGTTGCATCACTGTATGTAGTATTAGTCGGGGTAGACCAAGTGCCATCTCCCCGCAGATATTGACCCTGCTTTCCAGCTGCCGGGGCAGGAACCAGACCAGCGCCACCCGCAGCCGAAGAGGTAGCAGCTTTAAAATCAGAATAGGTGGTGTTATAATCAGGTCCCCAAGTAGCAGAACCATCACCACTCCACCTTAGAATTTGACCAGACTGACCGCCAGCCGGAATATGTTTATTACCAGCAGAAGTCGGATGTGTATAGTTGTTTGCGTTTGCAGCAATACCATCCAACTTTGCTTTATCTCCGGCGCTCATCAAGCCAGCAGAGCCAGAGGTTGCATTATTATAGGTCGTATTTAATGGGGTTGCCCATGTACCATCGCCTTTCAAAAACTGACCAGCATTATTAGCAGCAGGGGCGGGGACAAGACCTGAGCCACCGGCTGCGGCACTTGTTGCACCCTTAAATGCGCTATAAGTTGTGTTATTATCAGCGCCCCACTGTGCTTCACCATCCTTACTCCAACGCAGAATCTGACCAGCAGAACCACCAGACGGAATGTGTTTGTTACCAGAACTTGTCGGATGAGAATAATTGTTTGCGCCAGCCGCGATACCAGCCAGCTTATTCTTTTCAGCGGTGGTAAAATCGTTGGAGGACAGCCCTTTGCCTTCGACTTTATCGACCTTATCTGCCAGCTTTGCCTTTATCTTTTGCCAAAAGTAAAGTAGGCCATCATAATCTAACCAAGCCATAAAATTCCTCCTCACATTGAAAGTATCTTGTCTATATCTGAATTGGTCAGCGCCTCCATGTACATAGATGGATCGCCGGTATTCACAACAAGCTCGCCATTCTCATCTGTCATAACAGTGGTGATACCAGTGCCTTTGATAGATACAGAACTTTGCTTTGCGCCATCCAGCGTGATTTTTGCCTTACCATTAAGTGCACTCTTATTTGCGCCCAGCGAGAAATTGTTGTCGTTTAATAACGTCCAATTGCCGCCCAAGTACGCATATAGCTTATCAGGCTTCAGATAATAGATTTTTTCGGCTAGAGGAGCCAATGGTAAGTCGCTCACAACCTCTAAATCGCTTCCGATTTTTACGTGAGCCATAGCAGTATCTCGATAGGCGTTTCCGGTGTCAAGGCAGACAATAAGCTGTCCGTCGATCACTGGAGTCTTGTCGAGTTGAGATTGTGCAATCTCTAAAAGTGATAATTTTGACATCATGAAACTCCTTTTCGATAAAAATAATCCCACACTCCATTACAGAGTGCAGGGATTCATGTTAGATTATTATGTCTCAGCGTTTGCGCCGGTATCATCAAGCGACTTCCAAGTCAGAGCCTTCTCAACCACTTTTACGCGGCCGTCCATAGCAGTATTCAAACCATCTGCATAAGTTTTAGCAGTATCGCGAGCGGCATCCGCCTTTTTAGTAGCATCAGCAGCAGCGGCAGAAATTACTTCTGATTTCGCAGCGGTCAGCTCATCTTGAGATACCTTTGCATTCCAAGTGTTGCGCTCTTCGGCGGTAATGTGCACCACAGCATCCTTGGAATGACCGTCTAGCTGGTCTTGCACCTTCTTGATTTTTGCGTCAGTCTCAGCCTTGGTATAAGCATCAGGCACAGCCACATACAAACCATCTTCTTCAATCGTGATAGAGTTGTTGGCTTTTGCGGACACGCGCACAGCGACACTGATTTTATTGTCGTCAGAAACGGTTACAGTTGCAGTAGAAGTTGCCACGCCGATATAAATATCAATCAGAGAACCAACAGGAATCTTGATGACCTCGCCAGTAGTGATAGTCAGTTCGATTTCATGGGTCTCAGTATTATAAACGCCGCTCGTTACAACCAGATCCTTACCCAACGCAATCGTCAGAGTGTCGCCGCCAAATACAGGCATCTTAATGGTGCGGGTTTCCGCATCGTAAGTAGGCTCGTGAACAATACCAGTCAAGGTAGTAGTAACAGGTTCGTCACCCTTTGCCACACTCAACGCACCAGCATTATAAGTGACGTCTGTAACGAATTTACCTTTGATACCTTCCACTGCGGCAACCTTGGCGTTGACATAATCGGCAACAGCCTTTGTGGTCGGAATATCATCGTTGGTAGCATCTGCCGGAATCTGAGTAACAGTTGTTTTATTCAGCTGTACGAACTCCACGCCATTCCAAATGTGCATGGTGTAGTCTGTCATGCGGAAATAAATAATGCCCTGAACCTGACCAGCTGCGGGCAGGGAAGACACCATCTTAGTGCTTTTGGTGTACTCAGTTGTACCCTTAAACAGTTGCCACGTATCGGTCGTGAAGTACAGTGTGTCCATGTCTTTTGGAGCAAGGGCATCGTACCGTGCTTTCGTACCATACGCAAATTTTACTTGTGCCATATTTTTCCTCCTTATTAGAATTCAGTCCATTGGAAATTTGTAGATTGAGTTTGAAAAGGCTCGACGAAGAACCGACCTGACTCCGCACTTTGCTGCACGACCCACGGTTCATATTTGTCGTCTTTGCCTCGTATCATTACGGTCTGACCTGCATAAGTCGCGTCATTCTGGTTGATTGCCTCATTTGCCGCCGGAATACTATCAAAACAAAGCGTCCGAGGCGCTACCTTTTGAATAGATAAGTCGTCCCGGACGTATATGAATTCTGATGTATCTTTTGTGATAATAATGTCTTTGCCATCAATCAACCCAAGCGCAATCGCGGCTTCTACGTCTTCTGCGTTACCGTAACCAAGCTTCGAGTATTTGTATGCCATTCTTTTCACCTCGCTTTAAACGATGGTTAGAATGGGACAACACGCATACTACCATCTTCAGTTTCCACAGTTTCAGTCGTAATCTTAATAGCGTTACCAATGGGTTTGCCCTCGGAGGTAAGCTGAATACGATGCTCTTCATCGTAAGTGATGTTATCAGCCTTGTTAGCCAGACTAGTGTTGAAGCGGTCGGTCATTGCCTTGTTCAGAGCCTCCAGCGCAATAATACGCTGATCCAGTGTGCTCAGTGCTTCATCAGGGATCAAATCAGACCACTTGCTGATAGGAATAATATGTACAACGCCAGGGCCAGCCTTACGCACGCGCTGAATCGTCTGTCCTTCAGAGTCCATCTCGACATGAATGAAGGTCAGCTGGAATTCAATGTCTCCAGCCTCACTAGTCAAACCCGTATCAAATGGCAGAAGATATTCCAACCGGTTCTTGTACAAGTCTTTTGACTTTTGTAGAATTTCAGTTTTATAGCGTTTGCTTACAGGCAAAACATACTCCAGCATAACAGTGTAATCGCTAATATCTACACCCTTGTAAGTCTGGTCGGCAAGAAAGTGCAGATTATCCACCAGCTTGCTCCGCTGCATGATGCGCTCAGTCAGACTCGCTGTGATAGTGTTATCCTCGTTAATCAAAAAGGTATACATATCACACCTCCTTTCCGTTCACGATGTACAGGTAGTCATCCAAAGAAATCTTCTTTTGTTCAAGCAGGTTCTCCACGAACTTATCCTGTACCATTCCATTCTTATAGAGTCGATGCATACTCTCGACGAACTCAGTAAAAATCTTCTCCATCACAGCAGACCTCCTTGAATTAACGTCAAAGTATAAGCATCAATAATAGCCTCGGGAGTTGTACCTCCCAAGGCTTTGATTTGGTCATATTCATATTTGTCAATCGGCTCAAGCGTTACAGTGTCATATTCCGGGGATGGAATCAGGTAATAGCCTTCAACGTGCCAGATATACTTGCCGTTGCTGCTGATAATACCCTGTGCGTCATCTTCGGTGCAATTCACCATAATATCGTGCTTAGGCTGATACTTTACAAACTGAAGGCGGTCAAGAGCATCGATCACTCGACCGTCTTTAAGTACCTTATAATACACTCTCAACACCTCCTTAAATACTGAACATAATGGTTACACCCAGCTGCTCGGACGGATAGTGGAAGCCATACAGCTCACCAGTCTCCTCGATTGCATAGAAGTATCCATCGTAAGTTGCAAACGGGGTACGCAACCAATACTTAGTCGGCTTGCCCTCTGCATTGTGCTTAATGCGAGACTCATTGCCAGTCATGTAGCTGATGGTCTGACCTTCGTAGATATAAGGCTCATCGATCATTGCAGAGTTCACTTCAATCGCAGAAGGAATGAAGAAATAACAATCCGAAGTCACGATTTCCTTGCTCTTATTACCGGCAGAGCTTGGCACTTTAACTTTCTTGATAAGCTGTTTCCAACCAATGGGCAAAGCATCAACCAACCGAGAATCAAGATACTCGCGCAGGGAAGTGTTGCCCCAACCGCCAGCATTGTTGGAAGAAGAACTCAGCATCATATCCTGACCCAGAGTGTCTTTTTGCAAGAACGTCATGGAACAACGCTTATTGGAATTGTCACTCAGGTAGTAGTTCTTAAAGCTTGCTACTTCAACAATCAGATTATCGTGTGTCCATGCAGCCAGCTCACGGCAAGCAGCATCACCAAGGTCTGCGTACCAAAGCTTAGACCAATAAACCGTACCTTTAGCGTGGCGCTCGTAAGCACCATCGTCTGCCTTTGCACAACCAAACACCAGTGTAGCGTTCGTCTTTGTGGAGCGGGTGCGAGTAATCTTTGTGTAATTCAGTGCGGAGCCATAGATATTAGAAGAGTAGACATACAAGCCATTGTCGCCCTTGATGTGCCGAATAACAGTCATATCGCGAGTGCCAGCTGCCACCCCATTTGCAGAGTCGATACCCCAAGTTGTCTTCACGCCAGTAGAATTCCACAGCCGGATACCATTCATGCCGTTCTGCTCAAAGCACTGCATCAGAACAGTGTTATTTGCATTTGTGACATCCATCTTATAGTCAACAGCCAGCACAAAATCTCTGTCCTCTTCAAACAGCTGAATGTTGGTGTCAATATAGTTCTTGCCATCAAACACCTGCGGCTCGCTGACAAGAATCTTTTCAGTGATATCCTCATAAGAGAAATCATTGCCAAGCTGGATGGAGACTGCATCCTTTGCCGTAGCAATGTTCTGTTCAACACCAACCTTGTTCATTGCATAGATCTCAACAGGGCGAAGCTGACCGATTTCCTTACCATCAAAGTAGGTAGAAGAATATTCACAGCTATCATAAACAGCATTGATATCCTTATCGCCGGTGACGTAGCCGCCCTTGTCCCAACCACTGAACAGGTAATACTTAAAAGCACTTTCCTCAGAGGTGTAAGTGGGAGTGTCACCATCATACAGAACCATAGAGCCATACGGAGCAACAGTTTCCTTCAGCACGGCTCCACGATTCATGTAGCGAACAGTGTACTTGCGCACTGATTCGGTATAGGTTGCTGTAATAGTCTGATTGCTGAAAACGGCAACAAATTCAGTATCCCAACCGCTGAAAGTAAAGTCCGTAGAAATCGTACTCTCGGCAGTAGGTGTCTGGATCGGATTCTCTTTGCGTGTAACAGGATCAACTGCCTTATCACCCTTATCAATGTACTGAACATCCAGCACCGTGCCATCCTTATTCACGAATGTCCAGACGAACTGTTGAACCAGCGTGTTATAAGTAATATTCAAGTCAGGCCACTGTGCGTTATAATCAGCCAACTGACGCTCACGCATAATGGGCACATGAACGCTGCCCTCGATAACAGAGTGGTCAGTATTGTAACCATTCTCGTCCAAACCGGTCATCTTCAGCAGACGTTCCAGCAGGGAAGTATCATCCAGTTCCCACTTTACGCCAGTCAGACGCACACGGTTCAGGCTCGTACACTTTGCCAGCATTCCAATCAGGTCGATGGTTGGGCAGTTCTCAACTGTCAGTGTGGTGATATTCTTATAATCTGTAACCTTCAGGTCGGTCAGATAATTCAGGTTCTTAGCGCTCAGACTGGCAATCGCAGGCAGCTCAGCCTTCTTAATCTTGCCGCCCTTAGCAAACGCGACACCAGTAATACCAGAGCCACCAGCATAGAACTCTTCCAGATTCGTACAGCCAGTCAAACTGATGGACTTCTTCAGGTTTGGCACGTTTTGCAGGTTCAAATGCTCAAGCAGTGTGTTGTTACCAACCGCGAAGTCAGTCATATTCGTATTCTTGTAACCCTCGACGGCGGAGCCAATCTTCAGGTCAGTCAGTTTTACACCATGGCTGAAATCAACATAGCCTGGATAGAAGCCAGAGATATCACCAATACTCTGGATAATAGAAGCATTGTAAACGTAAACTTCGGTATCGTTCATTGCCGCAATCGGGCACTGAATCTCGTAAGTTTGACCACGCTTACCACGCACCTTTACAGGGTTAGAACCATACCGTACAGAGACATAAGTATCAGCGTAGGGGACAATATGGAAAGTACCATCGGGCTTCACGCCTGTCCAGTTTGTCGGAGTGTAACCACGAATGGTCATATCATCAGAGGTGCAAGCAGCGCCTGTATACTTTGATGCCATGTATTTTTCCTGATAACGCTGGAACTGACGCCGCTGGTGGCGTTTATTGCCGTGCATCATAGGCAGATAGCTAGTTGTGCCATTGTCCTCATAAGTACGGAAATACTTGCGCCGCATATCCATAATCCACAGCTTTTCAGGCTTTACATCCTGATAGTCTTCGAACTTCTTCAGGATACGGGTAGAGCTCCATGCCAGAGCACTCTCACGGCTCAGGAACATCTTTGCGAGATCGTCTGCAAACAGGTCACGAATCTTACACCACAGCTTAGAATCATGTGCGTTAAACACACTCTTTGTGCCGATAGTGTCCATGTCCTCGTAGCCGTAACTCAGGGTCAGACCACCTTCATTGTCGTTACCCATAGCGGTATCGTTGTCGTAGTCAAAACAAAAATCCCAGTGTACGAGGTCAGTAGTGTGTGGGAATACGTTCTTTGCACGGTTATCAACCATGGTATGGCGCTCAGTAAACAGATAGTGGAACAGGGCAGAATCCTTGATAAAGTAGTTTTCAAAATTCTTCTTGAACTCAGCATCATCTGCATTCACGACCCAGTTCTGTACCCGAATCCATGCGTCTTTAGCTGCCTGAACCTCTTCCTCAGTACAAGCCTTATTGATGTAACGGAATTCAAAGCTGTGGTCGCCATCCCAAGTCTCCTCGGAGAAGTCGCCACTCAGGAAGCGTGCCTGTGCATCGGTGTTATTGTCAATCTCAATGATAACTTCCTTGTGATTGTTCGGGTCCATACCCATGGTGTCACTATTCTTCTTTGAGTTACCAAAATCGCCGCAAGCATAGAAATGCCACTGACCATCCTTGAAGACAGTTGCGTTTGTGGTGTCGGTCTCCTGAATAAAAACGACACAGGGGTAGAATGCCATGGTGTCGCGTACCTTCGGGTTGTCCTTGCGAGCTTGGCGAATGTACGGGTTGAACTCATTAAACTCGTCTGCCAGCAGAGCGTTATTTGCATTCTCAGAAGAGGCAACATTGACTTTGATGTTAAAATACTTCTCACCAACACTGTTTTCTGTAAATGCATACTTGCTGCCAGTGCTCTCATCACCAAAGGTGAAACCACCAGAGCAGTTGATATCAATATTACGACCAGATTCACCGTATGCATTAGAGCTAGTGCCCTGTCCCTTGTGTGAACCAATGGCGATCCAGTTGTCTTCCACAGCGCGGCCATTTTTGTAAATGTGCTGGATGGTCGTATTCGGAACTTCGTTCTTTTTGCCAGTCGTAAAGGTTGGAGCAGAGATCTTGATAATGCGCAGGTCTGGGCACTTCTCAGCCAGTAGGTCAGGATTCAGCTCGCCGCTCACATCCGTAATATCATTGCGGGTGTAGCGCTCAATCATTTCCTCTGCATTCTTTGCGTCTGCAATAAAGTTATCAAGGATCTCGTCGTCCGTCAGATTCATCATATAGGACTTCATGCGGTAAACCAGCACGTCACAATCAGGAGAACCAATCGTAATGCCTACCGGAGAAGCCTGTGTAAAGTTGTCGCTTGCGTCATACAGCTCAACACGACAGGGAATACCATCCAACCATAGAACCATTTCCTTATACTGACTGTCTGGCAGAATGTTGAATTCGAACTCCATAAAGTCATCTTCACAGGTCGGCAGGGAAATGCTATTCTGCTCACTGGTCAGTGTGACTTTTTGTGCCTGAATGTTCAGACCGATGCCGCCGTTCAAACAGGTCAGCGCCGTAGCATCGTAGTTCTTGACATTCGTAGTCTTAAACACAAGTTTAAAGTTCTTACCTAACTTCTTTGCGTCATCACCAAACAGCTTGTAGCTGATATTTGCAGTCGTGCCAGCCTTTACACAGAAGTAGGTATCACCATCTTCATCCAGCTGATAACCACCATTAGACCAGTCGAAGTTGTTGCTGACGGTCAGCTTTGTATTGCCGTCAGTCCACAAACGAGTCTCGTCAGCGTTTGTCTTGCCAGCTGGATTGAAGTCAAAAGCCAGATTTGTCTTAACAGGTTCAATCGTAATGCCGAGCTTTTCAATGTTAACTTTGATTTCTTTACTCACAGAACCACAGACGATCTTCAGCGTATGAGCACCGATTTCAGCGGATTTCCATGTCCAAGTCTGCATTGTGCGTCCAACGGTCAGAGTAGCAGCCTTAGTGCCATCGACTTCCAACGTCACGGTGGTTGTAGAGCTGGAAGGGTCATAAACGGTATAGTTAATTGCGACGTTGCTGTACTGCTTTGCACTTGCTGTCTTTGTGGCACAGCTGATAATGGGAGTTGTATTGCCTTCGACCGCCCACATGATATCCTTTTTAATTGTGTTGCTGGTCACGGTTTTTCCATTGATTTCTGCGGTCATGGAGACTTCTACCAAATGTGCGCCGTGGGTCTGTGCAGGAATAGCATAAGTCAACTGTCTGCCGGTAACGCTGCTTGTGGTAGAGCCAAGAATCTTTCCATCAATCGTAAAGTTGATAGTTTTTGCAATATTGCCATACGGAGTGTAGCGGAAGGTTACCTCTCCACTATAAACCAGCGTATCATCAAAAGAACTCTCCAGATAGAACTCAACAACATTGACAGTCCAAGTCTTTGTACCAACACTGCCCACGCTATCGGTCACCTGTAGCTTAACAGTATTGTCACCGCTGTGCAGATACTGGGTTGCGTCAAAGCTGTTCTTTCCCTGGATAACGGTCTGCGTGCCAACTTTTGTATTGCCGACATACCAGACGCCAGTAGCAGAACCAGTGTCATCGCCAGAATTGTCCACAGAAGAGAACTTGAAATTGATAATAGCTGAGTCACCAGCAATCACAGTTAGCGCAGAGCCATCCAGACGCTCGATCTTGATAACACTTGTACTGCCGCCAGTGCCACCGCCTCCACCACCTTGGATGACAACTTGTGTTTTCACAGTGCCATTTTCCAACAGGCTCAGCTTTGAATCCTCGTAAGTAATATCATACTCACGCCCAGAATTCGGGTCAGGCTTCACATTTTTCAACTGCTCCTGAATTTCAGAAATATCGCCATTGATAGTGTCAATACTATTCTGCAAACCAGAAGCAGTATTTTTTACCACAGTCAAATCATTTGCCACGGTCTCAACGCTGGTCTTTTCAGCCTTTGCTTCTAACAGCTTGTTGATTGCCTGTTTGTTGTAATAATCACTTTGCAAGGTCTCAGGCAAGTTACCAACGCTATCCTGTAGATTTTTTACAGCAGCATCATTGCTGGTCTTGTACTCGGTCAGTTCAGTCTTAACGGGCGCAATCTTCTCATCAATTTTTGCTTCAACGGTCTTATTAAAGGCTGTCACCCATTCAGCACTCGGGTCGGTGTTCAATGTAATGGTCTTGATAACCTTTTCGCCATTTAAGAACTTGACCGTCTGTGTTTCAGCATCATACTGGACATCAAACTTTGCC